GTGCGATAGTGATGAAGCAGGCGCTGGTGCTGCTGAACCAAGAAATCTGGAAAAGGAAGTTAGATGCCAGATTTGTGGCTAATGTGCATGATGAGTTCCAGATCGAAGCAAAGGAAGAACACGCACAACTTGTAGGGGAATTAGCAGTTGACAGTATCAGAAAAGCAGGTATAATGCTCAAACTCCGCTGTCCCCTAGACGGCGAATTTAAGATCGGAGATAACTGGTGTCAGACGCACTAACGAAAGAATTTGGAGATCCAGAGTCAGCCATTATGATTGCTGTGGTTGACGGACAGGTTCATTTAGCGTACTCCTTGGACCTTGAAGGCGACTATGAGGAAATACTTGACATCCTAGAAACTGCTGCTATAATGGTCGCTTCAGCAGAGCAACAAGAGCAATCGTCACAAGTCCATTAAACCTTTAGGAGAACTACATGGATATGAAAGAGAAACCAGTTAAACTCAAAGCCACAGTAATGTGGTGTTTCCACAACAAACTTAACGAGATGGCTGAAAAGTACACCATAGATCTGTGCAATCTGACAGACAACACAGTTCGTGAACTGGAGCAGTTTGGTGTTAATGTTATGAAACGTGATGACAAGCCTGAGAAAGGTTTCTACATCACTTGCAAGAGCACTAAGCCTCTTGAGATATTCGATGCTTCTGGCAAAAACCTTGAGGATGTAGCCATTGGCAACGGATCTACAGTGACCGCTGTAGTTAGTAAGTACAAGTGGGAGTTCAAAAACCGTTCCGGCTGGTCTCCATCACTTGTGAAGTGTGTAGTAGATGACCTTGTTGCCTATGAAAGCAAGTCTTCAGAGGTCAGCGAGGAAACGCTGTAAACATAACCCGAAAGGAAAACTATGTACGTTATTAAGTTCAAAGGTAAAAAGTTGTCTCTCAAATCGTTTGCTGGCCTGACCAAGTATGAGCAGGCTCGCAATGCACTACGCAAATACCTACGTGCTAAAGGACTGAGCCGTAATCACGGACAACTCGGTTACTCTATCGCTAAGGTATAACAGTGCTGGCACTTGTTGATGGCGACATCGTTGCTTATACCATCGCAGCTGGTTGCGAGGATTACGATGAAAAAACTGCTCTCAGCAAGTGCTCTGAGTATCTTGAAGACTTGGTCTACGTTCATGCTGGTTGCGACGATGCTGATGGCTGGCTTACAGGCTATCAGAACTTTCGTGTCAGCATAGCGAAGACCAAGCCCTACAAAGGCACTAGATCCCAAGAGAAACCAAAGCATTTAGACTTATTGCGTGATTATCTTAATACTGCATGGAAGTTCTCCATCGAGCAGTATCAGGAGGCTGATGACGCAATCGGTATAGCAGCATATTCGATGGACCCAGAGGACTACGTTATTTGTACCACAGACAAGGACCTGAACATGATCCGTGGCTGGCACTACAATATGCGTAAGAACACTAAGGTCTGGATCGATGAGGACGAGACGTTGTACAATTTCTACACGCAGGTGCTCACTGGTGATCGTGTAGACAACATACCAGGACTGCACGGCATTGGTCCTAAGAAGGCTGAGAAGATCCTGAAAGGTTGCAAGACTGAGGATCAACTGTATGAGGCTGTATTGAAGGCTTACGACAACGATGAAGAATATTTAACTGAACAGGCGACTTTATTATGGATTCGAAGAAAACCAAATCAGGTTTGGAAAAAGCCCCGATAGTCTATGTCGAATGGGTGGACGCAGTAGCGGATGTGGAATGGAATGAAAAGGTCAAAGCAGCAGTACACAACTGCTACACCATCGGCTACCTCATCGATGAGAACGCCGAAGCGATCTGCATTGCAAGCACCGTCAGCATGGACTCAAGCAACGAAAGAATGCACATCCCGCAAGAATGGATCAAAAACAGGAAAGAGGTCAACATTGAAGCCATCTTCAGCGAAAGCAAAAGGCCGAGTGCTCCAGCAGGCGGTAAGAGATCTTATAATCGCAAAGTTCGATCTGGAGCCTGATGATGTCCGTTCAGTTAGCATGGGCGTGTCAGGGGAGGACTTGTTACTTAGTCCAGCAGCCAGACGGAAGTTACCAATCAGTGTGGAATGCAAGTCCAGAGCAAGTATCTCAGTTTACGGACACTATCAACAAGCAAAGGACAATGCAAGAGGATACGAGCCTGTCCTCGTTATTAAGCAAAATCGAGACAAGCCCCTGGTAGTTGTGGACTGTGTCTATTTCTTTGATCTACTTAGGAGGGTAGCAGATGAGTAACAGTTACAAATTTATCTTTGAAAGCCAAGAGTGGGGTGACGATGATTCTAGTCCGTTTCCCAGTTCTACCGTTATCGAAGCATCGCACGAAGTTGATCCGACACAGCCTTGGCAGGTTATTCTGTGGCAGTTCTGTAAATTCCTTGAGAGCACTGGCTTTGAAGGTGTGCGTGAGCGCATCAAAGTAAAAGGACCTCGACAGAATGATTGGCTGTTTGAGACATGGGACGATGAAGTCACTGAGTTTGACGATTATACAGAAGCATTGGATAACTTCGACAAGGATGCTCAATGAAGATACTGATGCTCGACATCGAAACAAGCCCTAACACTGCACACATCTGGGGCCTTCGTGACCAATACATCAGTCCTGAGCATTTGCTAGAGTCTTCGTATGTTCTGTGTTGGGCTGCTAAGTGGCATGGTCAGCGAGAGATCATGTTTGCCTCTGTGTACAACACTAAGCCTAAGTTTATGTTGCAGAAGATACATGATCTGATCTCTGAAGCTGATGCTGTCTGCCATTACAACGGCACTCGCTTCGATATCCCTGTGCTGAATAAAGAGTTTCTGCTGCATCATCTAGCCCCTCCTGCTCCATATAAGCAGATTGACTTGCTAAAGGTAGTTCGCAAAGAGTTCCGTTTCGCAAGCAATAAACTAGATCATATCGCACAGCGCTTAGGGCTTGGGAAGAAGACAGCGCATGAAGGCTACCAGCTATGGGTCAAGTGCATGAACAAAGATCCTGTGGCATGGAAGACGATGGAGAAGTACAACAAACAAGATGTAGTTTTATTGGAGAAAGTATATGAAAGACTCTTACCCTGGATCGGGAGAAACCATCCAAATCACAGCGCATTTACAGGACTACGGTGCTGCCCAACCTGTGGTGGGAATCGACTTCAGCGTAGAGGATTTAGTTACACTACCACTGGACAGTATCAGCGATACCAGTGTACAGGATGTGGATCTTGGTCAAAAGACACCAAAGCCACAAAAGAACGAGCAGTCGTTACCGCACCATAAGACCTTGGCTGACTATATCCTATCAAAGCAGGTCGGCGGCGATCACTACAAGACAGGCATTCAGCCTTGGGATGTGTTCATGGATTGGCGACTAGATCCTTGGCTGTGTAACGTCATTAAGTATGTTCAGCGTCACCACAAGAAGAACGGCATCGAGGATCTGCAAAAGGCATTGCACTATCTTGAGTTTGCTATCGAGAACTACGACAAGATAAAGAAGGCATACTATGAGCGAGATTAATATTTACAGCCGTAATATGCTGCGTAGCATGGATGAGTTAAAGAAAGGCAACTGGAATCCTGGCTTTAATCTCTATGAGTATCGCTACTATGATCCGGTAAAGATTCCTCTTGGCTCTAAGTCCCTGCTCACCAGAGCGCCATTCTGGAGGCCGGGGATGGATGTAAAAGGCTTACACCTGATTGTGACCAACGACCAAGGCATTGGCGACACGATCATGCACAGCCGGTTTATATCGATGCTAAAGCAGTTGCCGATTAAGTCTGTGCATATTGCCATGACCAGAGCACTGCATCCGCTTATGGAGACTCTGGAAGGCGTTACAGGAGTGGCTACAGACATGATTTGCCCATCCCCCTGTATTCGCGTTAAAGTGCTCTCCTTGCCTTCGCTGTTGATGCAGTATGGGTTGCTACCAGGAAAGCAGCCGGAGCGTGTCTATGGCTCTTCTGGGTACTTTAAATTCGATGTTGAGAAGACAGATCAGATCGGTTTCTGCTGGCGCAGCGATAATTCCTCATGGAACGCTGAGGCCAAGAAGATGCCATCAGAGGTAGCAGAAGAGTTTTATAAGAAGTTGAAAAAGAAGCACGATGTGGTATCATTACAGATTCAGCCTGATTTCATGCCAAGTTATTTGGACGGCAAGGACTGGCTGGATACTGCAAAGAAGTTATCTGCCTTGAAAGCAATCGTATCTGTTGATACGGCAGTTGCTCATCTTGGTGGTGCATTGGGGGTAAGGACTATAAATCTTATCGGTGCAGAGCAGTACGCTGGCTGGTTCTATTTTCCAGCACAGTCTAAGACTACACCGTGGTATGATTCTATGGAACTTATATGGTACGAACCTTTTACTAACTGGAAGGCAGGGCTGAATGAAGCACTGAAGAAACTATGTCCTTAACACTACGAGATATAATGGAACGAATGAGCAGGCTGGACGAGATAACTCTGTTAGAAGTCCTAAATATCTCATCTGAAGAATTAGTTGAGAGATTTGCCGATAAAATTGAAGATAAGTTTGAAGAACTGGAGATTGACCTAGATGAATAACGAGATACCTTTTTATGTGTATCAGCACATAGACCCAGAATCAAAAGAAGTTTTGTATGTTGGAATTGGTCAGTATGATAGAGCATGGTGCGTAAGAGGAAATAATAGAAACAAAAACCATGTTAGTTACTTAAAAGAAATGTTTTTAAAAGGATATACACTTACAGACATTGTTTGCATAACAGATAATATGTTATCCAAACAGCAAGCAATGAAGGTAGAGGCAGAAAAAGTAGATTTATATCGTCCTAGGTTTAACAAATTATTAAACAAAGATCACTGGCACATTTCTAGACAACAAACACAAGAGATGTGTTATTTTGCAAAAGCATTAAAAGAAATGGGGTATGGGTACCAACGAATTGCTTATTTGTTAGGCTCAGATAAACCAAAAAATAAAGTAATGTCTATTAAAAGGATGCTAAGTTATGTTTGATCCAACTATCTATTCTCAATTTATCTCCAAGAGCCGCTACAGCCGGTTTCTGCCTGAATTGAACCGACGTGAGCACTGGAACGAATCCGTTGCTCGTTACTGTGACTTTATGTGGGCACAGTTGAAAGAGAAGCACAATTACAAAGTCGATACCGCATTAGCACAAGAGATCCAATCAGCCATCGTAAACCTAGAAGTGATGCCGTCCATGCGTGCTATTATGACCGCTGGCAAGGCACTGGATCGTGATAACACAGCAGGTTACAATTGTTCGTATCTGCCCATTGATGACCCCAAAGCATTTGATGAAGCCATGTACATCCTGCTCTGCGGAACCGGAGTGGGCTTCTCTGTGGAGCACAAGTATGTTAATCAGCTGCCTGAAGTACCGCATCAGTTGTTTGATTCTGAGACTACTATTGTGGTGGCCGACAGCAAAGAAGGATGGGCCAAGGCTCTACGACAACTCATTGCTCTTCTATATTCTGGCGAAGTGCCAAAGTGGGATCTATCCAAGATACGCCCTGCTGGTGCGCGACTCAAGACCTTCGGAGGCAGGGCTTCGGGACCTGGTCCGCTGGAAGAGTTGTTTAAATTCTCAGTCAGTAAGTTCAAAGGAGCCAGTGGTCGGCGTTTATCATCGATCGAGTGTCATGATATACTCTGCAAAATCGGGGAAGTTGTTGTGGTTGGAGGTGTCAGACGCAGCGCGATGATTTCGCTGTCTGATCTTGAAGACGACCGTATGCGGTCATGCAAATCTGGAAACTGGTGGGAACAAAATGGACAACGAGCACTTGCTAATAACTCAGCCACTTACGAGACTAAGCCGGAAATTGGACAGTTTCTACAAGAGTGGACAAGCCTCTACAATAGTCACTCTGGAGAACGAGGAATCTTCTCACGAGCCGCTAGTAAGTCTCAAGCTGCAAAGAACGGACGCAGGGATCCTAATCACGACTTTGGGACAAACCCATGCTCAGAGATCATTCTTCGTCCATACCAATTCTGTAACCTGACAGAGGTTGTTGTCCGTGCTGATGACAAGTTAGATACACTTGCACGCAAGGTACGCATTGCAACCATTCTAGGTACGTTCCAGTCTACGCTGACACACTTTCCGTATCTGCGTAAGGTCTGGCAGAAAAACACTGAGGATGAACGTCTATTGGGTGTTAGCCTAACCGGCATCCTCGACAATCATTGGATGGGAGAAGTCTGTGACAGCACTGCGAAGAATCTTGAACAGTTACGCAAAGTCGCTGTGGATACCAATCATGAGTTTGCAGCACTTCTGGGAATTCCTACGTCTGCTGCAATTACTTGTGTCAAACCTTCTGGCACTGTGTCTCAACTTGTTGACAGCGCCTCTGGTATTCATGCTCGACATAGTCAGTATTATATACGCAGGGTTCGTGGAGATAAAAAAGATCCTCTCTCGAAATTTCTAGCAGACTCTGGCGTTCCTGCCGAAGATTGCGTAATGCGACCAGACAGCACAGTAGTCTTCTCATTTCCGATGAAGGCTCCAGAAGGAGCACGGTTGCGTGACGATCTAACAGCATTGCAGCACCTTGATCTGTGGTTGATGTATCAGCGTCATTGGTGTGAGCACAAGCCGTCTGTGACGATCTCTGTTAAAGAGCACGAGTGGATGGACGTTGGCGCTTGGACCTGGAGGAACTTCGATGAGATCTCTGGCGTATCATTCCTGCCATGGGATGGTGGTTCATACCGTCAGGCTCCCTATGAGGAATGCACCAAGGAGCAGTACGAGGAACTGTTGGCTAAGATGCCTAAGCAGATCAATTGGGATAACCTGATCGAGAAGGACGACAACGTCGAAGGTGCTCAGACACTGGCCTGCGTTGCCGGACACTGCGAGATATGATAGTTGACTTTTATCTCATCTCAGGTATAATGCTCGGTGCCGAGTTTGTACACCTTGATGGCGAGGACGGCCTTGAGAAAGGCTTTGTCATAGATCTCTTCGTGGTACGAATAATGTTTTTGTGGTAGTCTAGGTGTGCCTTGGTTTAGGGGTCTCTTCGGAGACCTCTTTTTTTATTCTTCTTTTAAATACATCTCTTTCTCGTGTTTGCGGCGTTTAACCAGCCCAGGCAGTTCCTTACCTCCAGCCTTAGTCCACATCATAAAAGCCTCCGCAGCGCCTTCATAGTCGCCACGGTTGTGCTTAATTCGGATGCTTGACCTTTGGAGGTTCCCCAGTCCGACATTGAATGAGAAACTAACCAAGGCATCGAAGCGGCCTTGAGTGAGGCCTTGAGGGCATAGTCGTAGTACGCCTCGCTCAAATGTAGCCAAGTCTGCTGCCAAGATAGCATCGACTTCAGAAGCTGAGAGGGTTCGATCCCATTCAGCGGGAAGTGGTATATTTTTGCGTTCATTTATAGGTACCCTAATATGATTGGGATCAATAACGTGACCGACACCAACAGTCCACAGTAAAGCAGGACAGCGATATGGACGAAATCGGACTCCTTCATCGCGTTTAATAGATTCTATGCACTCTTTTGATACTTTCACTTCTTGCCCCACTGGCGCGATCCAAACCAGAATGCAATGATTCCGCTTAACAGAGCCATCTCATCTTCGCTGAAAATAACGTCAGTAGCGGCGACAAATTCATCCACAGACATATTGCCTAGACCGCCCTTCAGTAGGAAGTAGGTCAGTCCAATGTTAATGAGCACTAACTCCAGCACAAAGATGAAGGTCACTGCTGGCCTCACGATGCCGTTCAGGTTCACTACCCAGTCAGACGCACGTGCCATAATGGCCTTGTCGTGCTCCAGAGCAGCGTTCTGACGCTGTGCATCGGTCTCCATAGCCACTTGGTCTGTGCGGATCTCTTCGATCTTGGCCTGTGCCAGATAGCCACGCTCCAGCATAGCCAATTCACGCTCTGTCTGCATAGCAGCCAACTTCAGTTCATGTGCTTTATCGTCACGGTCTTTAAAGAACTCAAGGATCTTAGGTAGACCTGACATACCAAAGCCGATAAGCGACGATAGTAAAGATAGCATTACATGACTCCCATCATTTTAAAGATACCGTACACTACTGCTGATGCACACATGAGTACCAACCACTCACGCCTGACTTGCATACGCTTGCGGTAGTATTCGTCGTTTAGTTCTAAGTGTTGTTTTCGCATCTGTACTATCAGAGACTTTACTTCGGACACAGCAGGTCTGCCGTATTCCTTTTCTAGTTCTACGTACATCTGGGCTTCAGCATCCCTGATCTGCCTGATGATCTTGTACTCATCATAGGCAGTCATAAACATCATGTCTCCACGACGTTCAATCTGTTGCTGTTTGCGCTTCCAGGCAACCCTAGCCTTTGCCTCCTCGTCTAAGAAAGCATTGACTTCTTTAGCGGTTTCGTTGATCTCCTTGCCAACTTTGACCGCTTCTTTGATTCCCCCTAGCGCAGCCCTTGCGGAGGCGGCTGCGTCTTCCATTATTTATTGAGTAGGTAGGTTTAAATTAGATGACAGCAATCCTTGCAAAGACAGGCTTTCAGGCAATGGCGCTGTTTGACCTGACGCTATGCGGCTTGATGCTTGCAAGGCCGCTCTACGGCGCATAACACTTTGAGCATAATCAGCAAGCAGCCCAGTACCGGCAGCAGTGGTCGCCAGAACAGGACTTTGACCGAATGTATACACACCGCCAGCAGCAGCTAGTTTAGACCGAAGTGGACTGAACTGTGCAGCAAAAGATAGAATAGGATCTATAGAACCGCCTTCAGCAACAGATCTGATGATGTTACGCTCTTCTTGCGTAAACAGTTTCATCTTATCTTTGTTTGAAGCAATGTTTATAAAACCACGCCGAATAAGTTCACTCTCTGATGCTTTAGGATCTAATGCTTTTGCTTCCGCAACATTAAGAGCATCATCAAGTATCTGTGCTCTGCTGGCGTTTCTCCAATCCTTTCTAGCGCTGACCAATGTTTTTACAGCCTCGTCTATTCCACCTTTGCCAGCAACAACGTCTTTTTGTGTAATGTTGCTTATAAAATTGTCAACACGATTAACTGCCTCATTACCAAGTCGCTTGATGTTAGGATCTCGATTTGCTTTGAGATCATTTAGAATACCACGCACTTTATCTAAAGTAGAAAAAGACATCTGTGGATTCTGCTGTATAATTGATTCAATCTGTGCAAGACGAGCGTTGATCTGGTTTGCTTCGTCGGTTCCAGGGATCATACGAGCGTCATCAAGATCAGAACGAATATCACCGAGCATCTTCTTAACGCTTGAGTCTTTGATGGTGATACCTGCTTGATCTACTTTGTTATATGAAGCAGATGCACGCTGGCGTATCTCCTCTGCTGTATACAGAGGAAGTTTACGTTGTTCGATACTGGCTATTGTTTTCCCTACTCCAGATGCCGTAATCGCCCCTACTCCAACACCAGCAATTGTTGCTGCCAAATCACTTCCTGTGTACTGTTTCACAGCCTCTGCTGTAGGTTGTGCAGCAGCACCAGCCGCAGCCGCTGCTGGAATCTGACGCTGAAGGTCTTGGGCAAGCGCAGGAACTTTGGGCAACATCTTAGCGGCAGAACCCACCCCTGCAGCGCTTTCTGTAGCGGCACCTACAGCCCTCTCAAGTGCTGTTTCTGGCTCTGGAAGTCCCATTGCAGACAATCCTTTGCTTTGTTCTGCATACACAGAAGGAAGCCGTTTTTCAGACCCTAAAGCCTGTGCTGCTAAGTTATAAGCACCCCTTCCGGCCTCTAGCACTGCAGCGGCAGGAGATGTAAATGCTTGATACCCATAACGAGCAGTAAGACCTAATTGACGTAGCGCCTCTTCGCCAAGACTACGTTGAGGTTGTTCAGTGGCCGGCGCTGCTGTTTGTTTAGCAGTACCTAAATGAGCCTGAATCTTTGCTATTGCCTGCTCATTACTAAGTCCATCAGGCAGGTCATAGAATTTACCTTCATATTCGTAAACAGGCATAGTTAATCCTACCGTAGTTTAATGGGGTTATCACGAGTGCCAGTACCAGTTCCTTGTGCGGCAGGAGGAATGATCTCTGTAGGCATATAGTTCTGACTAAAGTCAAAGTCATTCAAGTTATTAAACTTGTTAGCATGGGTGTTCATCTTTTGATACAGACTGATCTTGCCCTGCTGGATTTCTTTTAGTTTCTGAATGATTTCCATCCGTGCTGTCGGGCTGTTCTTCAGCTGAGGAATACGTGCTTCGATAAATTCACGGTCTGTGTTAGAAATCTGAGCACCGAGTTTACCACCAAGTTCTTGCATAACAAGGTCTTTAGCGCCTTTGTCATACCGCTCGGCACTGGCAAGTGTTCTTGCTTGCTGTGTGCTCAACAAACCAATTGAGTTCAGGAAGTTAGCTGCTCCAAGTGCCGTCAACGCCAACGGACCAGAATACAACTCATTTGTTGACGCTAGTCGTTCCATATCCTGAAGTGTGTTCAAAGAAGACCTAGCAGAAGAGGCAGACAATGCAGCAGCATCTAGTGCCTTAGCCTGCAACTGACCACGCTCTCCAGCAAACTTGCTTTCTTGTGTCATATTGATGGTTGTGCCGCCAGGAACCGATAACTTTAACAGCTCACGAGAATTATTTAAAATTTGATTCTCTTGAGTAGTTAGGTTTGGTTTACCTGCCAGCGTCATCACTGCTTGTCGTGCTTGATCAAGAGGACTTAGTTCTTTTTCCTTTTGCATCGTAGCAAGATTTTTGTAACCAGCAGTAGTTTTCTCAAATATCTCAGCACCGGCTTTTTGTGCAGCAAGCGACGACTTAGCGGCTTCCTGACGAATAGCGGTAGCCATGCCGATAAACTGAGGATTTTTGCCTAGTTCTTGCGCTAAAGCAACCATGCCTTCAGGCGTTGAAAGATCAGCACCAGAAGCCTGTACTTGCTGAATAATACTCTGCACATCAGCGGCTTGCTGAATCTGAGGATTAGTACCAAGAAGAGGTTTTACATTCCCTCGCTCCAGACCACTAAGAGCATAGTATACACCAGCAGATCCGGCACCTTGTCCGCCCATTTTGGCTAGTTCCATAGCCCTGGTATCGGCTTGTTGATACAACTGCCGTTCTACGTTCTGCGGCGTAAAGCCAAATAGAGACTGCATTACATTATATTGTTCTGCCATTTTTTCCTCTTACTTAAAGATGTAATCAAACAGCCCTTGTGTCTGCTGTGCAATCATGTTGGTTTGACCAGCCTTAATATCACCGGCTTTACCATACAGCGGAGCACCCAAACGCAGTCCTTCCAAGCCAGTAACACGGCGTACTTCAGCGTTACGCAGAGCCAGGTCAAGTTGGTCACGAGACAGCCCCTGAGCACGAGCAAGTTGATTGAGTGCCTGTGTATCAAGGTTGAGCGCACCTGTCTGGAATCCTTGTCCAAGTTGCTGTTGACGCATAGCCTCAGATGTACCAAACTGCTGTGCTGTAAGCGCTTGTTTGATACGACCTTCTTCTTGTGCAGACAGCAGCGACTCCATGAAAGGATTGACACCAGCAACGGTACCAGCAGCAGTCGGAAGATTACGTCCGATACCAAGCAGACCACGAGCACCAAGACGAGACAACAGAGCCTCTTGCTCACGCTGGCGTGTCGGTCCAGCAAGTGCCTCTAGATTACCATACATCTGCTGCGTTGCCTGACCAGGATTGATAGCACCAAATGTCTGACCAGCAAGACCAATCTGTTGCTGCTGCAGTGCTTGCAATTCAGGCGACAAAGCAGCAGTAGCGCCTTGAGGACCAAGTGTAGTCGTTCCTGTTCCTGTTGTCAAGGTATACGGAGTAAACTGTGCTTGTGCGCTTTGGCCTACTTTGTTTGCTTCTGCTTGCAGGAAACGTGCTTGCTGTTCTAAGTCACCAGCAATCTTTGCTGCACGCTCGTAGTCGATGCCTTTGCTAAGTAGACCGCTTAGGAAGTTACCAAAATTTGATCCCCCACCAGTGCCGCCACCAGCACCACCGGTGCCGCCACCAAGACCAAGACTATCTGCGATACTCTGTACCTGCGATGTGCTAAGACCAAGTTGTGACGCAATAACACCAACAGCAGTGCCAGACATCAGAGCACCTACGACAGCCTCGCCTAAGTTCTTACCGCTGCTGAGCAGACTAGGCTCAACGTAGTTAGGATTATAGGGGAAGTCAAGGTTAGTAACAGGCGCTGTTGCATCTAACAGTCCAGTGCCTTCCGCACCAGTCAAATCAAATGGACTTGTGTTGCTGAGTAAGCCAGCCTGATCCAGTTGATCGTAAATGTTCTGAGCAGTGCCGGTGAGCATATTTGCACCACCGGTATCGAACGCACCAGTACGTGACAAGTCTGCTGCACCAGAGGCATCGAATGTTCCAGTGAACGGCTCACCTGTAATTGGGTTTACTTGTGTAATGCCTTCAGTGACAGGAAGACCATCAGAAACAACATTTGAGTAGTCCATTAAGCCGGTACCAGCAGCGCCGCCAGCATCAAATGCTCCAGTAGCAGCGTTACGTGCCGCTGTACTGAGAGTGTTAGTGATGCCAGCAGTCGTTGCACCCTGCACAGCCAACTGAGCAGCGGTCTGTGCTGCAGAAGCACTGACACCAGAAGCAATCAGGTTCGATGCAATCTGATCTGCTCCGAGACCAGCAGCGGCCTGACCAACAGCGTCTGCTGCAGCCATCGATGCCTCGCTGGCGTTGCCACCGATAACACCGAAAGCATCCTTGTAGTCTCCAAGATTGATGTTATCCATGAAGTTGCCAAGTTCGCCTGACAGATTCAGAGCAGAACCAGCACCAGACACAGCAGCGGCGATCAAGCCTTTTTCACTATCACCTGTAATAACGCCAGTTGATACACCGCGAATCGTAGCAAGACCAAGAGCCTGAGCAGAAGCACCTGTTAGAACACCACCACTAAGCGTTGTTCCAATCTGGGCAGCGAAAGCCTGACCGCCAGGTGTCAGCGACAAAGCAATCGTACCACCAATCA